TTGGGCAGCAAATAATGGAATAAATCTGTGATTAGGGTAAGTCCCTAGAATAAACATCTTGTTTAGTTTGCTATACTCACGTCAGCCCAAGCAATTCGCAAGGGTACTTTTAAGGATTAAGAATGAAATACGAATTTGACACAACTGTTGGTGAAGGCTCTGCAATCGTTACTGTTGTCATGGAGTACGAGCAAGACGAGGAAGGCATCTATAACGAGAGCATTGACGAAATCTGGTTTCAGGGTCGCAATGTCTTGGGTATCTTGACTTACAAGCAATACCAAGAATTAGAGATCGAGGGTTCTATGCGTTTGACCAAACACCTCATAGATGAGGCAGATCACGCTAAAACTGTTGACTACGACTTGCGTGGTGTCTGATGCTTGGCTGCAAACCAAAAGAGCCTGATGCAAAGTGTCTAAATTGCAAAAGGTTCTCTTTACCTAATCCAGTAAATGTTAAGAACTCCAAAGACAAGGCTTGCATTTATGTACCTAAATCTTTACAGGTGAAAGCATGAACAGAGAAGACATTATTCGCATGGCACGAGAGGCTGGCTTTGTTGATTACGAGCTTGACGATGGAACTGACGATGCTTTTGACATTCGTTATGTGCGTTTTGCAATTCTTGTTGCCACTGCTGAAAACGAGGCGTGTGCAAAGATTGCTGATGAAAATGCCGCGTATTGGGCAGGCTACAAAATTGCCAACGCCATCCGTGCAAGGGGAAAAGAATGACTAAAGATGAAGCCTTGAAGCTGGCGCTAGAGGCGTTGCAAAACCCTTGGAAAGCTGGCCCTGATGGTGTCGCTGATGCCATTATTGCCATCAAAGAAGCCTTGGCACAGCCAGAGCCTAAGTGTGTGGCTATTGTTGAGGTGTTTGGCAAAGATTGGCGGCTTGATTTTATGTCGCTACCTGTTGGCAAACACAAACTTTACACACAGCAATACACCTACATTGCATCACAAAAACAAAACTTAGTTGGATGGAAACTTGTTCCAATAGAACCAACAAATGAAATGCTTAAAGCGATGGATGAGTGTTCAACAGAAGGTTATGACGAACGATTGCTTGCAGGGCATGCTTCATCTGTTTACATGGCGGCAGTTGATGTTTCGCCTACACCGCCACAGCGCACATGGGTTGGGCTGACAGAAGAGGAACTTGCAGATTGCATGGACATGAGTATTCAAAAAACTTGTCGTGCCATTGAAGCCAAACTAAGGAGCAAGAATGACTGAATGGACTAAAGAGGAAGACGAGGCTTTTAACGATGTTGAGCGAAACAGCAACCTTGGTAAGCAAATCCTGAGAGCAAACAAATCTAGCGGTATGGACTGTTGCACTTATGACTGTACCCAAGGCAGAAACTGCCCTGTACGCAACCAGACGCTAGACGAGGTAGCCCATGAGTTCAGTTTAATGAAGTCTTTTGGGGACACAGCACAGAGTTTTGCCGCATTTGTAAAAAACCTCAAGAGATGAGAAAAAGAACGAAGCGCAAGCATTGGAATCTGGTGGACAATGTGACCCATGCAATCGTGGGAGCAGCGATAACCCAGAGGGACAAGCTGGACAAACTAAGGATGCTTGAATATTCCGCTTTGGAGGCGATGGTAAGAGGTCAAGGGACAATCCATGACTGGAGAGTCCTAACCGATGTGCTTAATCTAAGTGAGATGATGGGAAAGGGCGGGGTGGGGCCAGAGGTGCTACCTGTCTGCCAAAAGGCTCAGGAAGGGCTACATAAGGCCGCTATGCGCTATCAAGATACAATGAGGATGGGATTAGATGGACAGACAATTCAAGCCTGTCGAGACTTGATTCAGTTTGCTGATCTCCAACAAGGAAGTATCTCAAGAAGTGAGTTTGAGAGATACATTCAGAAAACAAAAGACCACATAAGGTCAAACAGTAATCTGGTGGTTGAGATTGAATAACAAACTTAGTGCTAGAGAAAGACTGCACCTAGCCAAGATCAAAGAGATGCCTTGTGGGGTATGTGGTCAGTCTGGGCCATCAGACGCACACCATATTGAGCAACATCATCAATACCTTTGTATTCCGCTTTGTAAGGACTGTCACCAAGGCTCGCATAATGGGATTCATGGTCAAGCACGAATTTGGGCAGTTTATAAACATGACGAAATGTCCGTTTTAAACGAAACCCTGAGAAAGTTGTTAGGATAAGGCACTCAGTTGCCATGAGTTTAGAGGGACTATGTGCCCTCTCTTTTTTATCTCAGTATTTATATAATCGCCAATAAAGGTAAATTATGCAAATAAATGTAACACTCAATATCAAAGACATAACCAATAATCTTAATAGAATACAAAAGGAACAAATACCTTTTGCTGCCAGTCAGACTATTAACCAATTGGCTTTTGAAATATCAAAGAAAACATTACCTAATAAAACAAAAGAAGTCTTTGAAGGTGGCGCAACTGCATTTACTCAAAAGGCTTTTAACTATGCTAAGTCGAATAAGCGTACACTAATAGCAAGAGTATTCATTGACGAAAAGCGAGAGAAGTACATGAGATTCATGGTGGCCGGCGGAACAAGAACACCAACTAAGAGAGCCATCCTTGTCGCAACAGACAATAGCAAGGTTAACAAGTTTGGCAACATTCCTCGCGGCACAATCCAGCAAATGATCGAGGACAAATCTAAATACTTTAAAGGTGTCCCAAAAGGGCGCCAAGGACAACAATACGAAGGTATCTGGGAACGCTATGGAAGAACAGCTAAAGCCGGTGGCCAACGAATCCGCATGGTAGGACGATACACAGACGAAGCTCAGTACAAACCCTTGTTCATGTTCGCAAAGTACGCAAGTGACATCGTATTCGCTAGAGAAGGAGGCTTCAATAACCGCTTTAGAGCAAACTTACAGAGAGCACTCGCCAATGCTAGGTAGTTTGTAAGTAAAAGGTACTCCCACAGCTTTCATGTGTAAGGGTAATTCGCGCCGCGACTTTCGGCTAGTGACAGGGCATTAGATTGTCCGTTTTAATGGGGAAGAATGACAATTGATAGTTAATAAGACACAATTAGCCGAGATCGTTGGTAGGTCTGAGAAGTGGATCACTGAGGTTCAAAAGCAACATGATTTCCCAATTTTGAAGCATGGCAGGGGTAGATTGGGTTCTCAGTACATGACTGCTGACGTTATTGCTTGGATGGAAAAGAAAAAGGTTGAGAATCTGATTGGCAATCAGGACGCAATTGATTTAGAGGAAGCCAAGCGCAGAAAAATGGCGGCTGAGGCTGGGTTAGCTGAATTGGAATTAATGAAGGAGCAGGGTTATTTAGTTGAGATTGAAAAGGTAGCGCAGGATTTTGGTGAGCAATTAACTAATTTCCGTGCCAAAATGATTTCAATTCCAAGTAAATGCGCTGCTCAGATTTACACGGCTGATAATATTCAGGAAATTAAGTCCATATTAGAGGACGCAATCACAGAGGCACTAAATGAAATTAGAGGAGTCGGTCAGGGCAATTCAGAGGGAGAGTTTGCAGAAGGCTATTCAGAGTCAGATTTGGAAGCGACTGAAACCGCCAACGAAACTGTCGATCTCTGATTGGGCTGATCGTTATCGGAAATTAAGTCCTGAGTCCTCTGCTGAGTCTGGGACTTGGAACACCTCTCGCGCTGAATACCAAAGAGGCGTGATGAACGCGCTATCTGATCCACACATTGAAACTGTGGTGATGATGTCCTCGGCTCAGGTTGGCAAGACTGAGATTCTGAATAACGCCATTGGTTTCTTTATCTCTCAAGATCCAAGCCCCATGTTGGTGGTGCAGCCTACCCTAGATATGGCTCAGACTTGGAGCAAGGATAGATTGGCGCCAATGCTGAGAGACACTCCTATATTGTCAGGTTTGGTAAAAGACCCAAGATCTAGGGATTCTGGCAACACAACGCTGCACAAAGTGTTTGCCGGTGGCCATGTAACCGCCTGCGGTGCTAATTCGCCTTCTAGCTTGGCTTCTAGGCCGGTTAGGGTTGTTTTCTGTGATGAGGTTGACCGCTACCCTATATCTGCCGGCACTGAGGGCGATCCTGTCTCATTGGCCAGAAAGAGGGCAACTACTTTTTGGAATCGAAAGATTTTCCTTTGCTCAACACCTACAAACAAGGGCGCCAGCAGGATTGAGGCATCTTATGAGGAAAGCGACCAAAGGAAATTTCACATTTGTTGCCCTGATTGCCAACATGAGCAAACCTTGAAATGGAGCCAAGTCAAATGGGAGACTGACCACCCAGATACAGCTAAATATGTCTGCGAGGAATGTGGCTCAATGTGGGACGACAATCAAAGAGCCAAAGCCATTAAGAAAGGACGATGGATTGCAAGCAAGCCAACTGGCAAGATTGCGGGTTTTCACTTATCTGCCTTGTATTCGCCTTGGAGTCCTTTGGAAGATGGGGTAAGAGATTTCCTTGAGGCAAAGAAACAACCAGCAACTTTAAGGGTTTGGGTTAATACCTACCTTGGCGAAAGCTGGGAAGAAGACGGGGATGGGGTTGACGATTACTCTTTGGCTGAGAGGGCTGAGGATTGGGGCGATATAGTGCCTGCTGACGGTCTTATCCTAACCGCAGGCGTTGACGTACAGGATGATCGCTTAGAGGCTGAGATCGTAGCGTGGGGTAAAGATGAGGAATCATGGTCTATCGCCTATAAGACTATTTACGGCGATCCTTCTGGGCCATTGGTTTGGCGTGACTTAGATGAGTTCTTATATGGGGTTTACGAGCATGAATATGGTGAGGAAATGGTTGTCAGGGGTACTTGCATTGACTCTGGTGGCCACCACACCCAAGCGGTGTACAAGTATGTCTCGACAAGAGAGGCAAGGCGTATTTTTGCAATCAAAGGTGTAGGTGGAGAGGGTAAGCCGATGGTTGGCAAGCCTTCTAAAAACAACATTGGAAAAATTAAACTATTTCCTGTCGGAGTTGATACAATCAAATATGAGTTGTTCTCAAGGTTAAAGATTACAGAGCATGGGGCTGGTTACTGCCACTTTCCGATAAACCGTGACCCTGAGTATTACAAACAACTGACAGCAGAAAAGATTGCGACAAGGTATCACAAAGGTTTTGCAAGGCGTGAGTTTGTAAAAACAAGGACTCGAAACGAGGCGCTTGACGTTAGAGTGTATGCAAAGGCGGCTTTGGCTTTGCTTAATATCAATTTAAATAGCTTGGCCATCAAAATAGCACATAGAAAAGAGGCTGATTCGGCTATTAAAAAGGATAAATTAGTGATAAAACCAAAAAATCCTAACTCATTTGTCAACAGATGGCGTTAAAATCGGTAAAATTTATGAAACTATGGGGTTGCTATGGCTAACCTTTTCGATGTTACAAACGCGCCAACGACTGAGCCTGAGATCGTCAGTCCCAGCGACTTTATTCAATGGAAGCGCACTGACTTAGGTGCAGACTATCCAAACAACGCTTACACGGCCACTTATGTTGCCCGCATTACTGGCGGCGGAAATACTGAAATTCAGATAACCGGCACTGCTACCGGCTCAGATTACTTATTCACTGTTTCAAGTGCAAACTCCGCTAGCTTTGTTGTCGGCCTTTATCACTGGCAATTGGAGATTGTTCGCAACTCTGACAGCAACAGGATCATTGTAGATCGAGGCTATTTCACTTGCGTTGCCGACTTGGATGTCAATGGCGCCGACCCTCGCACTCATGCTGAGATTATGGTTGGCAAGATTGAGTCGATCTTGTCTGGCAAGGCTGATTCAGACGTTTCAAGTTACTCGGTCGCTGGGCGTAGTCTTTCCAAGATGTCTTTCAGAGAACTTACAGACGCAAGAGATTACTATCAAAGAGAAATACAAAAAGAAGTAATCGCCGAGCGTATTCGTAAAAAGCAAGGCACTGGTGCAACCATCAAAGTGCGGTTTGGGAGTTTATAAATGGGTATCTTAGATATTTTCTCTCGCAAGAAACCGCTAAAAAAGCGAGCTTATGCCGGTGCAAATCAAGGTCGGTTATTCTCTGATTTTGTAGCTTCTTCAAGATCAGCCGATGAGGAGATCAAAGGCGCTCTTAAAGTTCTTAGAAACCGATGCCGCGATCTAACCCGCAACAATGCTTATGCCAGACGATTCATTAATCTTGCAAAAGCCAACACTGTGGGAGATCGTGGAGTTACCTTACAAGTCAAAGCCCGCAACGATAACGGCTCAATGGATAACATTGGCAACGATCAGATCGAGATTGCTTGGAAGCGCTGGGGTCGGATGGGGCAATGCTCTGTTGATGGAAAAATATCGTGGGTTGACGCACAAAGATTATTTATTGAAAACCTCGTGCGTGACGGCGAGGTATTGGTTCGCTTGGTCAAGTATCCAAACGACTTTGGCTTTGCGATTGAGTTTATTGAATCTGACCTTTTGGATGAGGAATATAACGTTCAATTACCTAATGGCCACCGGATTCGGATGGGTGTTGAGTTAGATGCTTTTAACCGACCTATTGCATATCACTTGTTTACAGCCCACCCGCATGACAATTCGACTATGTGGATGGGCAAATCATATAACCGCATACCTGCTGAAAAGATGATCCATGCTTTCTTGCCTGAAAGGGCAATGCAAACTCGTGGCGCACCATGGATGTCTTCTGTAATCGCTGATTTAAAGATGTTGCATGGTTACAGAGAAGCGGAATTGATTGCTGCCCGTGTTGGCGCCTCAAAGATGGGTTTCTTTACCTCTCCTGCTGGCGATGGCTTTACGGCTGACGACATGGATAACAAAGTGCCAATTATGGAAGCGGAGCCGGCGACATTCCACCAGTTGCCTGCGGGAGTCGAGTTTCAGCAGTTTGACCCGACTCACCCAACAGGCGCATTTGCTGACTTTGAGAAAGCAATTCTCAGAGGCATCGCTTCTGGTTTGGGTGTTTCTTACACCTCTTTGGCAAATGACCTAGAGGGGGTGAGTTATTCATCTATTCGTCAGGGTGCATTAGAAGACCGAGATCAATGGAAAATTGTTCAAGACTTTTTGATTCAGCACTTTGTTGAGCCTGTTTATCGTGCTTTCTTGTTGTCAATCATGGAAAAAACTGTGATTAACATTCCAGCAAGTCGCTTTGATAAGTTTGCTGAGGCTACGGTTTTCCGTGCTCGCGGCTTCCAGTGGGTTGACCCGTTGAAGGAAATGAACGCATCAGTCCTTGGCCTGCAAAATGGATTGTTGTCTATGCAAGACATTGCAAACCAACAGGGACGGGATGTTGAGGAGATCTTTGACCAGATTCAAGCCGAGCAAGAAATGGCTCAGAGATATGGCTTGTCTATGGCTTTCCAGCCTTTTGGGACTAAAGCCCCAATTCCTGCGGAGATAAATGATGCCAGTGCCTAATGAAGCAATGAAAGAAGAAGCTCAACGCGGCTTAGACTGGCGCGATGAGTATGGCCGTGGTGGTACTGAGATTGGTATTGCTCGCGCTAGAGACATTGTGAATGGGCGTGACCTTTCTGACGACACTATTGGCAGAATGGTTAGCTATTTTGCAAGGCATGAGGTTGATAAAGAGGCTGAAGGCTTTAGGCCAAACGAGGAGGGTTATCCCTCAAACGGTCGGATTGCTTGGGCTTTATGGGGTGGTGATGCAGGCAAATCATGGGCTGAAAATGAATATGCCAAGATTGAGAATGATCGCGCTGCCCCTGACGCTTTAGAGATTGGTGATTTTGTAAGCTGGAATTCTAGCGGCGGTATTGCTAGGGGTCAGATTGAACACATTATGCGAGAAGGTGTTTTAGGTATTCCTGATTCTAGTTTTAGCATAAATGCAAGTGAAGACGATCCAGCAGCTTTAATCAGGGTTTGGCGTGATGATGAGCCAACAGAAACTTTAGTCGGTCATAAATTTTCTGAATTAAGAAAAATTAATGATATTCGCTCTCTTGCTGAAAACCCAAAAGAGTTGTTAGAATCAGACGAAATTGAAAGGTCTGGAATGGAAAATACATTGACCATTACTGAGGAAGATGTCATTGGCGAGGTGATCGCTGAGGAAGTCGTTATTCCTGAAGAAGTTGTTGCGGAACGCCGTGAGGCTCAAAAACTCACCCGTTCTGACGCAATGGAGGCTGTGGTTGAGGATGATCGCCGAGTAAATATGGCCATTTCCTCTGAGACACCAGTTGAGCGCTCTTATGGCTCTGAGGTGTTAGATCATGGCGCTGAGTCTATTGACTTGAGTTTCTTGAACTCTGGTCGAGCACCACTGCTTTTGGATCACGATCCTGAAAAGCAAATTGGTGTTATTGAATCCGTTGCCCTCGATGGCTCGGCTCGTAAGTTACGAGCGACAGTGCGTTTCGGTAAGAGCGCATTGGCTTCAGAGGTGTACGGTGATGTCGCAGACAATATTCGCGGCAATGTTTCTATCGGCTACTCCATCAGCAAAATGCAGAAGGATAAAGACGGTCGGACATATCGCGCTATTGCTTGGCGACCGATGGAGGCAAGTATCGTTTCTATTCCTGCGGATGTCACCGTTGGCGTAGGTCGAAATCTTGATGAAGTCATCTCTGAAGCTGTGGTTTTTACACCACAAATTACCGAAACCGTAACTGAGGAAATCCGCACTATGGAGACTGAGGTTGCAATCCCAAAGGAAACTAAAATGGAAAATTCTGTACAAGTCGCGGCTGACAGCCGTGCATACGACGCCCCCGTGCAAGAAGTTGGTTTGACAAAGACTGAAGTTAAGCGCTTTAGCCTGATGCGTGCCATCAATGCTTTGGCTAACCCAACTGATCGCGCTGCTCAACGCGCCGCCGCCTTTGAATTCGAGTGCTCTGAGGCCGCCCAGCGTGCCTTTGGTCAATCTGCTCAAGGCATCTTGGTTCCCGCTGACGTTCTGCGCCACTGGGACAAGCGTGATTTGAATAGCTCTGACGATGCTGGTTTGGTCGGTCAAAACTTCCGCCCTGACGCATTTGTTGACGTTTTGCGTAACGCCTCTAGCGTGATGCAAGCTGGCGCCACAATGCTGACTGGTTTGTCTGGCAATGTGAAGATTCCTAAGAAGTCTTCCGCATCTTCTGGTGGTTGGTTTGCTGAGGGTTCTGCCGCTGCTGAAAGCGAAATGGGCATCACTTCTATCACTATGGCTCCAAAGACTGTCGGTGCTTTCACTGACGTGACTCGCCAATTGATGATGCAAGGTTCGCCTGATGTTGAGAGCCTGATTCGCACTGACTTGGCTCAAGCCTTGGCTTTGGCCATTGACTTGGGTGCTTTGTCTGGTAGCGGCTCAAGCGGTCAGCCTACTGGCATCCGTACTACCTCTGGTATCAACACCAAAGACTTTGCCGCCACTAACCCAACTTTCGCTGAGATCGTTGGCATGGAGACTGAAGTTGCCGCTGACAATGCTTTGTTGGGCAACTTGGCCTACATTATGAACGCTTCTATGGCTGGTGCTTTGAAGACCACCACCAAAGATAGTGGCTCTGGTCAGTTCGTGTTGCAAGACGGTCAGATCAACGGCTATCGCGCCATTGTCTCTAACCAAGTTGCCGCCGGCGATGCTTACTTCGGTAACTTCTCCGACTTGCTGATCGGTATGTGGGGTGGTTTGGACATCTTGGTTGACCCTTACACTGCTTCGACTACCGGCACTGTCCGTATCGTTGCTATGCAATCGGTTGACGTGGCTGTTCGTCACGCCGTGTCGTTCTGCTTGGGTGATGCAGACATCGCCTAATGTTAAAGTCCTCTGATTGGGGAGCCTCCGAGAGAAATCTCGGGGGTGTACCGATGAAAGTTGAGTTTATTCGCAACACTATGACCAGTCTGGGTAATACTCGGATTGGTCAAGTTGTTGATTTGCCAGAGCAAGAAGCCAAGTCTATGATTCGCGCAGGCCGTTGTGCCGCTTATCAAGAAACAGTTTTGGTGAATAAATCTGTTGGCTTAGAAGTTTCTGAGGTTTCGCTTGTTAAGCGTGGCCGTCCTAAAAAGGTGATCTAATGGCTGTCGAAACTGCTGCTGATCGTTTAGCAATGTTGGTCGATTTTGGCCAGAGCATTACTTACACGGTGCAAAGCGGATCTCCTGTTACGATCACAGGCATTTTTGATGCTCAGTTTGTAGAGGTAGACGCTGGCGGCAATGTTGGTGTTGCGTATCAACAACCCCGTCTAATGGTTCGCACAGCCGATGTCATTAACTGCACTGAGGGAGATACTTTTGTAGTCTCTGGTGCAACTTACCTTTCAAGAATTGTCCAAGACGATGGCACTGGCATGACTATGATTGTGCTGGAGAAGCAATGAGCCATTTAAGACAACTTATTCGTACAAACATCGTCACCACTCTGACGGGTTTAACAACGACTGCAAGCCGTGTCTTTGCAAGTCGAATCTATCCTTTAGAGCAGGCTAAGTTAGCTGGTCTTTGTATTTATACGAGTAGTGAGTCCACTGAGTACGACACAATCTCGCCTCCCAGACGGCAAACTCGTACTTTACAAGTCATCATTGAGATTTACGCAAGTGCAACATCAAACCTAGACAATACGCTTGATACATCTTGCAAAGAAATTGAAGAAGCTCTTTACACGGATTTGACCCGTGGGGGCTATGCAAAAGACACCAGAGTTATTTCGTTTGAATCCGAGTTTAACGGTGATGGCGAAAAGCCTGTTGGTGTTGGTCGTTTAACGGTTGAAGTTATTTACTCTAACCGCGAAAATGAGGTTGAATCCGCTGCTTAATGTGGCAAAATATCATTATCTTTAAAGGAGCTAGAAATGGCTAATCACACCGGATCCGAGGGCACAGTTCACGTTGGTAATGTTGCCATTGCTGAAATTCGTTCATATTCAATTAGTGAGACTGCTGACACTATTGAGGACACAGCGATGGGCGATACTTCTCGCACCTACAAATCGTCTTTGAAGTCGTTTAACGGCTCTGTGGACGTATTTTGGGACGAGACTGACACAACTGGTCAAGGCGCTTTGACTGTTGGCGCTGATGTCACAATCAAGTTTTATCCAGAAGGCACAACTGCTGGCGATACGTTTTACACCGGCTCGGCTATTGTGACTGGTAAGACAATCAACGGTTCTTTTGATGGCATGGTCGAGGCTTCGATCACCGTCCAAGGCACTGGCGCATTGACTACTAGCACTGCAAGCTGATGACCATCATTGATCGCGCAAAGGCTCACTTTAAGTCTCTCCATGTAAAAGCGATTGAGGTTGCTGAGTGGGGTGATGAGAATGGGCCAGCAGTGCTTTATGTTGAGCCATTCACCCTAAAAGACAAAGCAAAACTGCAATCTGTCTCAAGGGTTAGTGGCAGTGAAGTTGACGCCTTGGTTGAGTTGATTGTCCTTAAATGTTTGGACAAAGACGGCAACAAGGTTTTTACAATTGAAGACAAACACGCCTTGCGTAACTCAATTGATGCCACTGTGATTGAGCGAATTTCAACAGAAATAATGCGCGTTGACGCAGGTGCAATCGAAAAAAACTAAGGGAGACTCCTGAGCGACAATTCATTTTTTATTTAGCCGAAAAGTTGCATAAGACTGTTGGCGAAATAGAGGAAATGCCTGTTGAGGAGTTCTTAGAGTGGCAAATTTGGTTTAAGTTGCAAAAGGAGCATCAGAAAAATGGCGGCACAAAATCTTAGTATTCAAATTGCCGCAACTGATAAAACTGGCGCGGCTTTTCGTTCTGTAAAGACAAGCATTAGCGATTTAAACAGTAGCGTGAGTAACGTTACTGGCAAGATCGCAGGCTTGACCGCCGTTCTCGCAACTGTTGGTAGTGCGGTTCAAATCAAGAGTTTGATTGACACCGCCGACAACATGAACAAATTGTCTCAGAAGACTGGCATTGCTGTTTCTGAGCTTTCATCATTGTCAAACACTGCTGATTTGGCAGGCGTATCTAACGAGCAACTTGGCTCGGCTCTTATTAGGTTAAACAAGAGTATTGCTGAGGCGGCATCGGGTAGCAAAGAACAATCTGAAGCATTTAAAAATCTTGGCATTAATGTCAAAGATGCCAACGGCAATATCCGCCCAACTGCTGACATCCTTGGTGAGGTTGCTGGCGCATTATCTGGCGCCGCCGATGGCGCTACAAAGACCCAATATGCAATGGCTTTGTTTGGCAAGGCCGGTGCTGACCTTATTCCTTTCCTTAATCAAGGCAAAGAAGGCATTAAAGAGTTTGGCGCTAGTTTTGGTGATGAGTTCGCGCAAAACGCTGAGAAGTTTAATGACAACATTACAAAGCTGAATCAATCGTTTAAATTGATCTTGGTTGATGCAATTAACCCAGCGCTTGAAGGACTTAATAAATTAATCATTGAGTTTCAAGCTGGCACTAAACACTCGGGAGGGTTCTTAGATGCGATTAGAAACTTCGGAACAATTAACCCGTTTAAGACTACTGAAGAAAATCTTGCAACTGTTAGAGAACAAATTGAAACAAACAACGCTGCCATTGAGCGTTATAAGAGGGCAAATGCTGACACTCGCGCACTTGATGACTACAACAGACATTTACAGAATCGCTTAAATTATTTAAAAGCAATTCAAGAAAGTGAAATGAAACCAATGTTCCATCAAAGCATTGGTAAGGGTAGACGCGATATTGAGCCAACTAAAAAACCATTGCCTGCTTTAGGTAAGGTTGCTGATAAAAGTGAGGCTGAGAAAGAGCTTGAGAAAATAGCAACCGCTTATCAGTCTATCTCCACTGAGATTGAAAAACTTTTTTACACAGAAGATCAAATGCTTCTGAGCCAATTCCAAAGAATAACCAATGATGAAAAATCAATTGAACAATATAAAATCCTTCTTGCTGAACGCAGGAAAATCCTTAATCTTGACGCTGAACTCGAGCAAGCTGGGAAAACTGCTGACAAGTTACAAGAAGAAGCCTTAAAAAAGCAAAATGACTTGTTGCAAACTGCAAAAAAACTCTATGAGGACACAAGAACACCGCTAGAGAATTTCAATATTGAAATGGCTCGCCTTGATGATTTGCTCAATAAGGGTTATATAAGTTGGGATGTTTATTCAAGGGCTACTTTGAACGCTCTTGAGGACTTAGACACATTCAAAGAAAAAGGTAAAGACACTTTTGAGGAACTTAAAGACGCCATCAATGGATGGGGAAATGAGTTTACAAATGTGATGACCAGTGCTGTGATGACTGGCAAACTGTCTTTTTCTGATCTTGCAAATAGCATTATTCGCGATCTAATCAGGATGCAAATTCAATCTATGATTACAACGCCTTTAGTTGCTATGGGCAAGAGTTTCTTAAACATCAAGCCTGACGGCGCTCGCGCTATGGGTGGCCCTGTTACTACTGGCAAGTCTTATTTGGTTGGCGAGAATGGCCCTGAGATTTTTACCCCAAGCGGATCCGGCGCCATCACTGCCAACAACCAGATCGCAAGCGGTGGTGTAACGGTCAATCAGGTTATCAATGTTTCAACGGGTGTACAGCAAACTGTAAGGGCTGAGATTTTGACCTTGATGCCTCAGATTGCTGGCGCCGCTAAAGCCGCTGTTGCGGATGCAAAAATGCGTGGTGGTGGTTATGCCGCTGCAATGAGGTAATCATGCCAATTTCATATCCTGTAACTTTCCCCTCTATTGGCATACGGTCGATGATGATTCGCGCTCGCTCTGTGGTGGGTGTTGCACAATCCCCGTTTACCTTATCTCAACAGGTTTATAAACACCAAGGTCAGGCATGGGAGGCTGAGGTAACTTTGCCGCCAATGAAACGTGATGAGGCCGAGCAAATCGCTTCATTCTTGTTAAAGATGAATGGTCAATATGGGACATTCTTGTTAGGCGATCCTGCTAACACTGCGCCCCGTGGCGTTGGCACTGGAACACCCCTTGTTAATGGTGGCTCACAAACTGGCGATTCTTTAATCACCGATGGATGGACAATTAGCACAACGGGTATCTTGAAGGCTGGTGACTGGATTCAATTGGGTTCTGGTTCTGCTACTCGATTGCACAAAGTATTAGATGACGTTAATTCTGATGGCAGTGGCAATGCAACTTTAAGCATTTGGCCAAGCCTTCGGTCAAGCCCTGCTAACAATGCTCAGATCACGGTTGCCTCACCAAAGGGACAGTGGCGATTAGCTTCTAACGAAATTCAATACTCAATTGATGAGGCGAGCGTTTACGGCATTACCTTTGCTTGCGTGGAGTCTTTATGAGCCGTGATATTTCCGCAGGCGTACAGAGTGCCATTTCAGCGACAGAGGTACAGCCAATTATTCTGTTTGAGGGTTCGTTTGCCTCTGGGACTGTTTATGTTTGGTCAGGATATGGCGACCTAGTTTGGGATGGAGATACTTATTCAGGAGTGGGCACTTTAGGCGCTATTTCAAACGTCAACGAGGCTTCTGAGATAAGTGCTAAAGGCATCACTGTAAGTATGTCTGGTATTCCTTCTGACTTGATTTCCCTCGTTTTGGGTGATGTTCGCCAAGGTGCTGTCGGCAAAGTCCACATGGGATTTTTAAACTCCAATGGCTCAGTTATTGACGACCCAATATTGATGTTTGAGGGAAAACTTGATGTCCCCTCGATCCAAGAGGGCAGCGACACCTCAACAATTACCCTCACTTATGAATCCCGCCTGATTGACCTTCAAAGAGCAAGAGAGAGCCGATACACAAATGAGGATCAGCAAAGAGCATTTGCTGGCGATCTAGGCTGTGAGTTTGTGGCTTCTTTGCAAGAAAAACAAATAAATTGGGGCAAGGCTGACGCCTCAAAACCCTCTACTCCATCGGTGACAAACTCAGTCAATCAGGAGGCTTAATGCGTCACCAGAATTGGGAACACCGGCTTAACGAGTTTTTTAAGTCTGTTGGCCCATTTGAGTGGGGCACTAATGATTGCTGTATGTTCGCGGTCAATGCTGTTGAGGCTATGACTGGAATGGATCACGGCAAGCCTTACAAGGGCTATAAAACCGCTTTAGGGGCTGTCAGAAGGCTTGAAAAGTTTGGTGGGGTTGAGGGTATAGCCACAATCGAGTTAGGCGATCCTAAGCCTATAAAACAGGCAAAGCGTGGTGACGTTGTTTCTGTTGAAAATGGTGAAAATATAATTCTTGGTATATGTGTTGGCGTTAAAATAGCGACAGTATCTGAAGACGGATTAACCTTTTTCAGCATGAGCGTTGCCAAAAACGCATGGAGTGTATAAATGGCAAAAGCCGTAAAAGCTGCGATTGTTATAGGTTTAGTTGCCACTGGTGTGGGTGCATTGACTGGCGCCATTGCCTCTGGGTCTGCCTTTAGTCTATTTGGCACAACGCTTGCCAAAGGTTCTCTATCTGCTTATTTTGCAACCCAATTCACGACATCTTTAGTTCTTGGCGCTGTTTCTCAGGCCATGAGCAAAAATGCTTCTGGTGCGATTAGCTCTGGGGCAACAATAACAGGGAGAAACGCTCTCTCGCCTCACCAAGTCATCTATGGACGTACCCGTGTGGGTGGGAATATCGTTTACATGGAAGGAACTGATGGCAACAGGTATTTGCACGTTGTTGTTGCGATTGCCGGCCATGAGATTGATGCCATTGAGAAGTATTACCTAAATGATGAGGAAGTAACTATTGATGGAAGCGGAAATGTAACCGCAGGCTCTTATGCCAACAGGGTAAGGATTAAATCCAAGTTAGGCACTGATGACCAGACCGCCTTTAGCGAGCTTGTTTCTGAGTCTGCTTCCCTTTGGACATCTAACCATCGCTTGCGTGGTCGTGCTGTTGTTTATATACGACTTGAGTACGATCAAGATAAATTCCCAAGTGGGATGCCTAACTTCTCATTCCAAGTGCGTGGCAAGAGGGTTTATGACCCTCGATCTAACACAACGGTTTGGTCGGCAAACCCTGCTTTGTGTATTGCTGACTATTTGACAAACACTCGATATGGTCTGGGTTGCGTTTACGCAAATGAGATTGATGAGGCGGCTTTGATTGCTGCGGCAAACGTCTGTGATGAGGATGTAACGCTTGCGGCTGGTGGCACAGAGAATAAATACGAGCTTCACGGCTCAATTCTGACCTCTGGAACGCCCGAGGACATCATTAATCAAATGTTGACCTCAATGGCTGGAAAGGCTATTTGGACAAGCGGCAAATGGCGAATTCTTGCCGGTGCTTACTACACCCCGACTTTGACATTTGATGAAGACGATTTGCGCTCAGGTTTTACAGTGCAATCTTTGGTTAGCCGGCGTGAAAACTTTAATTGCGTTAAAGGTGTATTTGTCTCGGCTGAAGACAAATATATGTCTGTTGACTTCCCTCCCCTAATATCGGATGCGTTTATTGCACTTGATAATGGTGAGGCTGTTTACAAAAACATCACATTACCTTTCACCACTTCGGTGACGATGGCTCAAAGGCTGTCCAAGATTGAGCTTCTCAAGGCGCGTCAACAAATCACATTAACTTTGCCTTTGAAACTCCAAGGCTTAAAGGCCAATGTTGGCGATCTTGTTTATGTCAACAATACCCGCTTGGGTTGGTCATCTAAGCCATTTGAAGTGGTTGCAATGTCAATGTCTGTTGATGAGGCTCCAGCCGTTGATTTGGATTTGAGAGAGATCAGCACTGATGTTTTTAATTGGACAACCAATGAAGAACAAGCCTACGATCCTGCGCCTAATACAAGCCTGCCTAACCCCTTCCAAGTCTCGCCTGTTACCAATTTAACGATCACTGCAACAAACGTGTTATCGCCTGATGGCGCTACTCAGTCAGGATTGTTGGTTACATGGACGCCACCAGTTAATTCTTTTGTCACCCAATATGAGGTTCAATACATTCGAGGTGCGTCAAACTTTGACTATGGAACGATTACAGCAAGCCCGACAGAGACTTTAAATTATGGCGCTATCACTGGCGCGGCTGATACATTTGCTGACTACGGTGCTGTCTCTGATCCCACAACATCGGGCGAGACAAATTACAACTCAATTTTTGTAAGTACACCCTATTATGTGGTTGTGCCTGCGATTGCCGGCGTTGAGTATGCGGTCAGGGTTAGGGGTGTCAATACTTTAGGTGTTCGCTCCTCTTTTGTTACCTCTAACGAGATAACCTACGGCGATCAGACGGCTCCTAATGTTCCTTCGAGTATTGTTGCCTCGGCTGACTACAAACAAATCGTTGTCACATGGGTTAATCCTACAGTGGCAGACTTTGATTACGTTGAGGTTTATCGCAATACCACTAACAACTCTGGAACTGCGACACTTGCTGGCATTTTGCGAGGATCGCGTTTTGTTGATGCGCCTTTGGACATTAATGTTACTCGGTACTATTGGCTCAAATCTGTTGATCGCACTGGTAACAAATCTGGGTTTTCTAGCGTAGTTTCTGCAACCACTTTATTTATTGACTCTGATTCATTCTCACAAGAGGTTCTGAATCTGTTTAGTGAGGCTGGCGCTTATGGGATTGAGCCTGTAGCGTCATTGCCGGCCACTGGTGACTTTGACGGTCAAATTAAGTACAACACCACTCAGAATAAACTTTATCGTTGGGACGCCTCAACCTCTACATGGACTGATGACATTTTCAGCATAGCGGCTGGAACTGTGGATGTTGCCTCTTTCGCCGCAGGCATTGAGCCTATTAAGATCGTCAATGAGCTACCCGTTGTCTCTGGTTATACAGGGCCAAAACTTGTATTCCTGACAACTGATAACACAATCTATCGCTATACAGGTACGGCTTGGACTTCTGGCATAGATGCTGACGACATAAATGGCACTTTGCCTTCAAGCGCATTTAGTCAGTCTTTACGTCCTGTTGAGATCGTTGGTGCTCTACCTTCTTCTGGAAACTTCCAAGGAAGAACGGTCATGCTCACGACCGATAACAAACTCTACCGATACACGGGTACGGCTTGGACTGCGGCTGTGCCATCTACCGACATTTCAGGCCAAGTATCTGATGCCCAGATTGCTGGGTTGTCTGCCGGCAAGGTTACTGGTCAACTGACAAACTCACAGATTGCGGATATTGCGACTGCAAAACTTACAGGGACTATCTCTGGATCTCAGATCGCCGATGCCGCCATTACTGCTGTGAAGATTGCTTCTGCCGCAGTCACAACCGCAAAAATTGCCACTGACGCAATTACGGCGGATGTTATCGCGGCTGGCGCTATCACTGCACCAAAGATCGGTGATGCAGCTATCACGGCTGGAAAGATTGCGGCTAACGCTGTTGAAACCGCAAAACTTGCTGTTGGTGCTGTAACTGAGGCTGTTTTGGCCGCCGGTGCTATATCGGCTGACAAGATCCAAACTAACGCAATCACAGAAACAAAGATCGCCTCGGGTGCTATTACTACACCAAAGATTTCTGCTGGTGCGATTACCTCAGACACCATTGCGGCTAATGCCATTGTGAGTGCAAAGATTGAGGCTGGTGCTATTACCACTGCCAAAATATCAGCCGGAGCAATTACCGCAAGTGAGATCTCCTCTGGTGCAATTACTACGGTCAAGATCGCTGCTGGTGCTGTTACGGCCACCGAGATCGGCGCAAGTGCCATTACCGCAGGCAAGATTGCCGCCGGTGCTGTTGAGACTGCAAAGATCGCCGCTGGTGCGATAACCACAGAGACTTTGGCCGCGGGCGCTATCACAACTGCAAAAATAGCCGCAGGCGCTATTACGGCAACTGAGATTTCGTCAAACTCTATCACTTCAGCAAAAATAGCGACAGATGCAATTACGGCTGAGAAGATTGCCGCAGGTGCGGTTACGGCTTCTGAGATTTCGGCAAATGCTGTAACGGCGGAAAAGATTGAAGCGGCGGCGGTAACGACTGCAAAACTTGCCGCTGGCGCCGTGACTGCTGACACAATTGCCGCAAATGCTGTGACAACGGCAAAAATCTCTGCTGGCGCGATTGAGGCTGATAAATTGGCTGTCAACTCTGTGCAGGCAACAAACATCGCCGCCGGTGCTGTGACTGCTGGAAAGATTGCCGCCAATGCGGTGACTGCCACAGAGATTGCCTCTGACTCTATAACCTCAGCCAAGATTGTGGCTGGTGCTATCACGGCGACCAAGGTTCAAGCTGGCGCGATTGGGGCTGACCAGATCGCCGCTAACGCCATCACAACAGGCAAGATCGCCGCAGGTGCTGTATCTGCTGACCAGATCGCGGCCAATGCGATTGTGGCCGGAAAAATTGCCGCTGATGCGATTACGACAGACAAGATCCTTGCCGGTGCTATTCAGACTGACAAGATCGCTGCTAACTCAATTACGGGTGGTTTGATTGCGGCGGCTGGGGTTATTACCTCTGCGGCTCAGATCAATGATGCGGTTATTACAAATGCCAAGATTGTCAATGGCGCGATCACAACGGCCAAGATTGGCGATGCTCAGATTACCACTGCAAAGATCAATGATGCGGCTATCACTTCTGCAAAGATTGAAAATGCCGCAATTACGAGTGCAAAGATTGGTGACGCTCAAATAACAACTGCAAAGATTGGCACGGCTCAGATTGAAACTTTGACCATTGCTGGCAACGCTGTAACGGTTCCTGTTAGTTCATTTTCTGCGGGAGAGAGCAGGAATACAGCACTTGACACTTTCCAAGATGTTCAAACAGTAACAATTACAACTTCTGGTCAGAGAGTTTATATTGCTAGTTCTGCCAATTATCTTATTGGACTTGGTGATGCGGGTGAATCAGGCAATGCTCCGCTTTATGGTGTTTTTAGACTTGTCAGAGATTCGACTGAACTAATGCAATCAACTGAAACAGCAATGTCATACAGCGAAACTCCAGCCGCAGGGACTTACACATATAAACTTCAGTGCAAGACTTTAAATCCATCGTTTTATACTGTTATTTCTTATGCTGGCGCCTCAAACAGGTCATTATTTGTAATTGAGACAAAACGATGAAATACTCTATCTATATCAGTAATGGGCAAATAGTCAGATTGCTTGATTGCGATAATATTCAAGATCAAATTGCCGATGGTGAGAATTATCTTAATGACTGGTTTCTTGATTCAGAATATTATGTTGAGAATGGTCAGGCAGTAAAAATGCCAGAAAAACCCAATGATTTTGTCGTTTTTAACTATACGACAAAGGAATGGGCAGACCCTCGGACAGATCAGACTCAATGGCCTATTGTGATCCAAGAGAGAAAACTGAGGCTTTTGGCTTGTGATTGGACTCAACTGGCAGACATACCCCTAGAAACAAAAGTTTTATGGGAGCCATATCGCCAAGCACTGAGAGACATTACAAAACAAGCTGATCCATTTAATATTGTTTGGCCCACAAAACCGAAATGAAATGCGATAATTCGCAAGAGGTAAAAACATGACTACTGCTGTACAACATCGCCGTGGCACTACTGCCGAACACGCCGCCTTCACTGGTCTTGAGGGCGAGGTCACAATTGACACCACAAAAGACACTGCTGTTATCCATGATGGCACTTTAGCCGGCGGTTATCCTTTGGCAAAAGAGAACTTAGCCAATGTCACAACAAGCGGTTTGTCCTCGATTGATGGCGCCTCGACTGCCTCTGATGACAAGTTTTTCATCTTTGACCAAAGCGCAACATCACTGAAAACAATCACTCGCGCTGAGTTAAATAACGCTATTGAGCAAGATGCCTTAGCTAATGTGGCCATCACTGGTGGAACGATTAACGGGACAGCTATCGGGGGGACTACGCCTGCTGCCGGTGCTTTTACTACCCTGAGTGCTTCAGGTGCGGCTACGCTGTCAGGTTTAACAGCCTCTACAGCCTTGGCATTGGATGGAAGTAAGAATATTGTCAGCGTGACAAATACAGGCACGGGTAGCAATGTTTTGGCAACTTCGCCTACTTTAGTAACCCCTGCCCTTGGAACACCATCAGCCCTTGTTGGAACGAACATCACTGGCACAGCCACTAGCTTTAACATTAACGGCACTGTAGGCGCTACAACCCCTGCCTCTGGTGCGTTTACCACTCTATCGGCTTCTAGCACATTGAGTGTTACTGGTGCAGGTAGTATCCAAGGCCTAACTGTTGGTCGTGGTGCTGGTGCTGTGTCTACCAATACTGCGGTGGGTGCGAGTGCTTTGGCGGCTAATACTACTGGTGACGCATCTGTTGCTATTGGTTATGAAGCGCTTAAAAGTAACACTACTGGCGAACAACAGATTGCTATTGGCTTTAGGGCATTATTGGCAAACACAACAGGCACTTTAAATAGTGCCGTTGGTAGAAATGCCCTTGGTGCTAATACAACAGGCGGAAGCAATACAGCGTTAGGTGCGCTTTCTCTTGCCTCCAACACCACAGCCTCTAACAACACTGCTGTAGGTTATCAGGCGGGTTATTCCAACACGACAGCCGTAGGTTTAACTGCGGTGGGTTTTCAAACGCTTTACAGCAACCAAACAGGAACAAGCTACAACACTGGTCTGGGTTTTCAAGCTGGTTATTCAAACACTACAGGCGCATATAACGTATTTATTGGTGGCTATGATGCAACTGGGTATTCGGCTGGATTCTCAAATACCACTGGTGCATCAAACGTATCCATAGGCAATGGCGCACTGTCCCGCAACACCACAGCATCTGAATCAACCGCTGTAGGGTATCAGGCTTTGTACAACTCAACAGGCGCTGACAATACCGCTTTAGGTTATGTTGCGGGTAAGTCTATTACTACTGGGGTGTACAACATATCCATTGGCCCTAACAGCATGGACAGTAGTGCTGGCGTTACAGGGTCAGACAATGTGGGCGTAGGCAGACTTACATTTAGGGCTTTAACATCAGGTTCTTCTAATACAGCTTTAGGCAATGGTGCTTTGTCCTCCAACACCACAGCATCTAACAACACTGCTGTAGGTTATCAGGCTGGGTATAGCAATACGACTGGTGCTTATTCTACTTTTATAGGTTTGGGCGCAGGATACACAAACACAACAGGTCAATTAACTGCTGTTGGCGCACAAGCCTTAAACAAGAACACAACTGGCACATCTAATGCGGCTTTGGGTGTTAATGCTTTATTTGCAAATACAACAGGCGCATATAACTCTGCATTTGGTGAAGCATCACTTCAGAACAACACCACAGCATCTAACAACACAGCGGTGGGGTATCAGGCGGGGTACAACATTACCACGGGCACAAGTAACACTGTTATGGGTTATCAGGCTGGAGAGTCAATTACCACTGGTAGTTACAATGTAGCGCTTGGTCGTCTGTCAATGGACAATTCTGCTGGTGTTACTGGGGAAGAGAACACTGCATTAGGTAACGGCACACTGCGAAATGTAACTTCTGGCGCAAATAATACAGCCGCTGGAAGCGGGTCGCTTGCAAATAACACAACAGCATCAAGCAACACTGGTATTGGTTTTCAGGCTCTTTTTTCAAACACCACTGGCGCTCAAAACACCGCTGTTGGTAATGAGGCTCTTGCCGCAAACACCACTGGAACTAATACTGCCGTTGGTCATCGGGCGGGTTATTCTCTTACAACGGGAAACACAAACACCTTGATTGGTCGTTTGTCTGGCACTTTAATTACCACAGGTAACTACAACAACGCCCTTGGTAACAACGCCCTACAAGCAAACGTCACGGCAAGCGGCAACACTGCCATTGGTGAAGGTGCTTTGTATGCGGCTACGGCAGGGGGTAATACGGCTGTTGGTAGTTTTGACGGCTCTCGTAATGCCGCTGGTCGCTTCTTAACCACAGGAACTTACAACACATTCCTTGGAAGTGGTTCTGGCGCTGATATTACTACTGGCTCTAAAAACGTCGTACTTGGCGGTTACTCAGGCAACCAAGGTGGCCTAGACATTCGCACAGCAAACAACTACATCGTGCTGTCTGATGGGGATGGGAATCCACAAATTTACAACGATGGAACGAGCACTTATTTTAGGTATGTCGGGCTAACTGCCGGCGCTAAAATTTCAAGCAAATACACTGTATCCGTAACCACAAGTGCAACAACAATTTCAGCATCAGTTAATGACTACGGACAAACTGTTATTGTTAACGGCTTTGATGGCGGTAATATTTTTACAGATTTGATTTTTACTTGTACAACCGCAGGACCAACTGTGCTGTCTGCTAAATCTATATCTGGCTCTCCAGCGGCACGTACCTACACAATGAGCAGTGGCAATCTACAACTTGCAATGTCAAGTGGAACTTACGCTATATATTGCTCTCAACACACCGGAATTTAAAGGAAAAATTATGCCCACTTGGAAATCCAAAATCTGTCGTGGTATGGATGTAGTTGAGACAATTACATTCACCAGACAAGACACCGACAAAAACGGAAATCAGATTTTTGTTTCTGGAGTCCATGTTCCATCTGAACAAAAAATCAGAGAAGAATGGACACAAGCCGAGATTGATGCAATTGGCGAAATAGTAGCGCCATCACTTGATGCTGAACTTGCAAGACTTAAAGACAACCCTATTGAACTACCTCAAGGAGCCTGAAAATGACTGAAATCGCAACCCTCGTGGAACAACCCACCGCAGAACAAATTGCCAAGCACTACTCTGCTTGCATGGACAGCGTAAACCTGATTAACGCAGGACAACCAGAAGGCATGACTGCCGAAGACTGGGCTGACTGTGTTGCTCGTAACAAAGAGCACTTAGTTTTGATGTTGGCAAAACCGTTCTGGACAACAGAAGATTTGACACCTTTACAGGCGGCATCAGTATGAAACTCGAATTAGAAGTAAACGAGATTAACTTTATCTTGCAGACTCTTGGCGAATTGCCAAGCAAGTCAGGAGTTTGGCCTTTGATTCTCAAGATCAAGGAACAAGCTGAAGCACAAGTACCTAAAGAGCCAGAGGCATAACATGAGCAATACCGCAGAAGCTGTATCAGTAGCAGCTAAGACAGCATCAGTAGCTACCTATGGGGGTGCTGGTAGTGCTGTGTTCTTTGGTTTAACAGCTAATGAGTTTGGTGCTATCTGCGGTGTTGTGATCGGTTTTGTTGGTCTTATAGCCAACATCTGGTTTAAGTATCAGCACTTAGAGGTTGCTAAAAAAGAGGCTGGGCTAAAGTGAGTTGGTTACTTGTACTCGCATTGCAAGCTGAGTACAGGTGCGTAAAGTGGACATGGACAGGTGATGTGTATAACCGAAAGGTTATTTGCCTGAAGTGGGAAAAGAAGAAATGATTATCGACCCCATAACTGCTTTAGAAGGCTTACAGCAAGCGATTGGACTCGTTAAGAAGGCCAGTAAGGTTGCTCAGGATTTATCTGGCTTAACCCCCATGATTGCCAAGATGTTCGATGCTAAGAGCGTTGCAACAAAGGCGATGGTTGAGGCTAAGAGGTCAGGCAATAAATCTAATCTAGGTACTGCTTTACAAATCGAGATGGTTCTTGATGAGGCCAAGCGGTTCGAGGCTGAATTGATGCTTTTATTTCAGGCTACTGGTCGTGCGGATGTGTGGCAGAAGATTAAACAGCGTCAGCAGCAAATGGACTTAGAAGATGCTCACCTTGCCAGACAAGCCAAAGAAGAAGAAAAGAAGCGCAAAGAGGCCGAGCAAGAGCAAATGGAGTGGGCGGTAGGTATTGTGGTGATCGTGATGCTTCTAGGCGCTATTGGCTGGGGTATTAATGAACTTGCTGAAATGTGTGCTGGCTCAAGGTGTGGGCGGTGAATGAATATCAAAAACAGTTTGACCAGTTCCTCAAAGTCTTTGTTAGGCTGTGCATTGTGATCTGGGTGCTTGGTCTGCTCAAGTACATCCCTGATGAATTGGCGGATAAGATCGTGGATAAACTTCTTGGAATGATTGGACTTTAAATGCTTACATTACTCTCAACCCTGATCTCATTCTTGATGGGTGGATTGCCTAAAATTCTTGACTTCTTTCAAGACCGAGCAGATAAAAAGCATGAGTTAGAACTGGCTCAAATGCAAATTGCTCGTGAGCTAGAACTACGCAAAGCGGGATTTGAGGCACAAGAGAGAATAGAGCATATCAAGTCTGAGCAACTAGCGACAGAGAGCGCAGCTAACACCACTCAAGTTTTGATTGGTGCACAGCAAGCTGAGATGCAAGCCCTCTATGCTCACGACACATCGCTTAACGAAGGCACTAGCGAGTGGATGAAAAACTTTAGAGCAAGTGTTCGCCCTGTCATTACCTTTGGATTCTTTTTCCTTTTGGTGTTTGTTGATGTTGGCCTGTTTGCCTACGGGTGGAGTCGTGGTGTCCCATTTACCGAGTTGGCTGAAATGCTTTGGGATTCTGAGACGCAAGCCTTGTTCGCCTCAATCATAGCTTTCCACTTTGGTGGCAGAGCGTTTGGCAAATGAAAAATCTACTCATCATCTTGAATATGCGCCCATCGTTTGCCCTTTTCAATAAGATAGATTGTGGATGGGCTTACATTCGCAATGATAGACAAAGAGTTGGCTGGAACACCAACGCGCAAAGCCTTACGAATGTGAATCACTTGTCTTTGCGTAAGTTTATGCATAGGTTGATTTTCCCCGCGCAAATTAACAAGGCCAGTTTCCCATTCGTGTTTAGAATTTTGCGACAATGTAACCCATTCAAGGTTTTCGGGCCTGTTGTCTGTTTTAATTCCGTTAATGTGATTAACTGTTAAATGGGGTTTGTATCCATGCACAAAACACATAGCGATCAAACGATGGACAAAAACTTTGGGTCTTTTACCATTTTGCAATGTAGATACCACCAAATACCCGTTGCGGTTCAAAAATGGGGAAAGTTTGACAGATGGCGAATGGCTTGTAAAAGACTGCTCAAAACCATTTCTAATGCGTTTAATCGTGCGTGTTCTAGCTTCGTTCCAAATGCTTCCGTCTTCGTAAACAAGCCAAGAAGCGTTTTTTTCAATTACTTTTATTGGGTTCATAGTGTTCATATTATAGCAGGACATTCGTAAGATGAAAACTAGTTTAAAAACAATTGAACTAATAAAACATCATGAGGGTGTACGGCAAATGCCATACAAATGCCCCGCAAAACTTTGGACTTGTTGCGTGGGCCATGTCATGTTCCCAGAGCAAGGCAAACTCAAGATAGACCAACGAGATGCTTTTGTACCGCCTCCAGAGGCCATGCGTAAATACTCAATGGAGGAAGTTGATGCAATACTTAGGGCTGACCTTACTAGGTTTGAGAAAGGAGTGGCTACTTATTGTCCTGTGCCTCTTACTCAAGGACAGTTTGATGCGCTTGTATCCTTTTCTTTCAATGTAGGTTTAGGCACTCTCCAAAGATCAACCTTGCGTCAAAAGGTATTGCGTGGAGATATGGAGGGCGCTGCCGAGGAACTTTTAAAATATTGCATGGCAGGGGGTAAGGTTCTCAAAGGTTTACAGAAACGCCGTTTAGACGAACGGTCTTTGTTTTTAAACTAAACTGTAATGAAAACCATGTAAGGTGTTGATATGGCTAACATTCCCACACCAGAAAACGCTAAACTATTTGCTGAAAGTGTCAGAAAATGGCAACAAGTGTTAAGTCTTGGCGATTGGAGAATCGAGAAGGGGAGTAAGCCTGCAAAGCAAGCAATGGCCTCTGTGGAGTTTAATGCTTCTGCAAGGTTAGCCACTTACAGATTAGGCGACTTTGGCGCTGAGAAGATAACGCCAGAGTCCTTAGACAAGACGGCATTGCACGAATTACTTCATGTGTTCTTACACGATTTAATGACTGTGGCACAAGACCCAAAATCCTCCCAAGACGAGGTGGAAATGCAAGAGCATAGGGTCATTAACTTGTTAGAAAACTTACTCTCTAAGGATTCTCATGGGGTCAAATAACGAAGCCTGTACCGATGCTGAGTTCATCAAGATATGGAGTGAACATCGGTCTGCTGCCAAGGTTGCTGAAAAACTTGGAGTTGTTGTAAGAGCAGTCTATTTGCGTAGAAGGTTCATTGAGCAACACTACAAAATTAAGTTATCTGCTACTGACCCCAGAGGTTTGAAATACGATGTTGACAAACCAAAGTCATTCTCACCCCTCAAACAAGTTGATCTTGGCATACTTGATGGGTGTGTGATTGTCTTCTCTGATGCTCACTTTATCCCACAGCAACGATCTACAGCCTTTAAAGGGCTTCTATGGGCCATCCAAGAGTTCAAACCCAAGGCGGTGATATGTAACGGCGATGCGTTTGATGGAGCGTCTATAAGCCGTTTTGATGCGTCTGAGCACCAGACTTCTGTTATTCAAGAGTTAAAGGCTTGTCAGGCAATGCTCGGTGAGATCGAGGAAGCGGCTAAAGCTGAGAGGCACAATGTAAAGTTGATATTTACATTTGGTAATCACGATTCTAGGTTTGCCAATAGACTAATCTCACACGCCCCTCAATTCAAGGATGTTGTGGGGTTTAAGCTGACAGACCATCTGCCTAATTGGGAGTTCTGCTGGGCTTGTTGGCCTACCCCAGATGTCATTATTAAGCACCGATATAAGGGTGGTATTCATGCTGCTCACAACAACACAATCAACGCAGGTGTTTCGATAATTACTGGACACCTACATTCTCTCAAGGTCACGCCATTTAGTGACTATAACGGTGTGAGATATGGGGTAGATACAGGGACACTTGCTGAGATTGATGGCCCTCAGTTTACCTATGGTGAGTTAAACCCTAGTAACCACAGATCAGGGTTTGCAGTACTTAACTTCTTTAATGGGAAGTTATTGTGGCCTGAACTTGTCCACAAGTTTGATGAGGACATGGTTCAATTTCGTGGTGAAGTTATAGATGTAGGTGCATTTTGAGCGCTTGGCTAATTATCCTCACAGGGGCGATATACGCTTACATAGCTGGTGAGCAGTTATGGAAAGACAACCCACAAATGGCAATAGTCTATGCAGGCTACGCCTTTTCAAATGTGGGTCTTTACTTGTTGGCTAAGTAACTTATAGGTTTCTTTTGTTAGTCAGAATCGAAACCTGAATCTTCAATGGTGACTGCTTCATAGTTGACTGCCCAACCATGTTTTTCTTGAAACATAATGAATTCTTGAAATATCTTTACCTTGTCAAAGTCAAAGGTTTCAATCGTGATTTTCTCAGGTTCAGCGTAACCAAACGAAATTTCAACTTTAAACATTTTTAGTCCTTTGGCTAAGTAGCTTTCATAACTCTTTGTTTCTTACCAGATCGACCCAATCTAGTGCCAGTAATCTCGATATATCCCTTGTCTAACAAAGAGCGATAACGTGCTGTTATTGAGGAATAAGGGTAGTCTGGGTACATCTCTAGTATCTGGTCTGAGATACACCCATCAGGAAAGCCTTTAATGGCCTCATAGACCATGTTCTCTAGCTTGGCGCTGTCTACCCCTTGGGCGGCTTGATGGCTCGTTACAGGGTCTTCTTTTCTAACCAACTTAAATGCTGGTTGACCAAAGAATCTATCCATTGACTGCTTCATGTTATCGAAAATCATTATTTATTCCTTGAGGTGGGCGGTACTCGCTGCGTCTGTGCATTAAGTCAGATGCTTGTCATCGCAACTGGCGCAGCATCCGCTTTCCCGCCCGTTAACTTAAAATGGCAAATCTGAATCGTCGAATTCTTCTTGCTTAACCTTTTTCTTAGGTTGCAAAGAAGCGTCAGCGTTCTTGTTCTTGACAGACAAAGACATGAACTTATTCCCATCTTTGCTGATCTTTATCCAAGCAGATAGCCAGTAGTCTGTACCATCTACATTGATGCTGCCTTTATAGTCGGGAAACTTAGCATCGTCCTTGCGGTCGTTCTTGAAAAGACTACCCCGATTGTTGTTGTCGTATTCCATTATTCTTTCGCTTTCTTAATTGCTGTTCTTACTTTGCTTGGCAGTAGTCCCCACAAAGCCACTTTTTGATCGGCCTCTAGGTTTTCTGCTTCCATTTTCTCAAGTCCTTGCTTTCCATCAAGGGCTATGAGTTCCATTGCTAACTCCCTGAGATATTCCATCTCCTCTGGTGGTAGCGTATCTGCTATGCCTTGTGTAGGCGTAATGATGACCTTTTCTACTGGTGCATCCTCATTGGGCAAGTCTTGACCAGCATAGATGTATAACCCAAGTCCATGCAAGCCAAGTGCTTTGGTCATGCAGCGCATAATGGCTGTGTTGACCGCAAAAGCATCGCACTCAACCCGATACTCTTTGCCGTACTTAGAAACTGCTGTATAGCCCTTCAAAGGGATTGCTTTGTTGCTTGAATCCATAACTGGAAGCTGGCAGGTCATTGGCTTGTCAAACATGGTAACTGTCACCCAGACCATTGCTGTGCCATTGATCTCCATGTAGCACTTGTCACCAAACATTTCTACCTTGTAAGTAGCTTTAGGGTCTGCTTTAAGAGCTTCTGCCCATGCCCAAGCCCATGACAGGTAGGTTAGGTTTTGTTTCTTTTCTGTGTGTTCATTAACATTTAACTTGAGTAGTGCTTCTATTGACATTTCATTCTTCCTTTAAATAATCTTCAATTAACATTTCTTTATCTTCTTCATAGAGGTCTGCAAACTCTACAAAGTGATTCTCTTGGCAGCAACTCCATCTATCACCCTTGGTTTCTAAGCAGTAGCAACAGTAGGTCGTATGAGATAAATCCTTGATTGCGTCTTCTCTGGTAATCATTGGATTCTTTCAACCTGTTTAGCAAGCAACCACTTGTCACCAAGTTTAAGAACAGACCTAACCCACTTACGCTGATTGAGTTGGTTAACCTCTGTAGGCACTAGCTTGTTGTTGTAAAGCTGTCTGGCTTTGCGTCTTAGTTCTTGTGTGTTCATTTCAACTCCACAAGTTCAAGCACTAAACCTTCTTCATCAGGGTCGCCACCATAACTAAGAACACCATATTTTTTGTTTTTAAGTTTGACAACAAGAGGAACATCTGGATTGCAGAAGTCATCTTTATCTGGTGCGTTATCGTATTTGACCATGCTTTCAGCCATTGCTTTACAGACTTGGCGCGTTGTGAATGGTAGTAAAAATGCCATGATTAACCTCTCCATGCCAACATAACACCCCAACCGCCAAAGATGACGACTGCCAATGTCCACTCAACTAGCGTTTGAATAATCTTACTTTTCATTTTGGTTCTCCTTAGATGGGGGACTAAGCCCCCTGTTGATTTATTACTCGACTCTGCCATCAGCGTAAACAACAACATTCTTGCCACTAGGCAAATGCACGTTGCAAGAAACTGCACCAGCTTCAGCTTTGAGGTAACGAATTACAGAGGCGATAACTTGAGAATCTGTCATTTCTGACTCCTTAAAAAGACCCTTACGAATTGTTTGGGCTGAGGTGATTGTAAACTAATCTAAACAGACTTATCAAGATATTTATCTAAGTGATTACCCTAACATCAACACTTTGTTGATTTTGCTATACTGTCGAGATGGATATACATCAAGCTATCACACTTGCTGGCTCACAGAGTGAGCTTGCTAGAATCTTTGGCATTACAAGGGCGGCTGTCAACCATTGGAAGACAATCCCTCCTCTACGCCTATACCAACTAAAAGAACTCAAGCCAGAATGGTTTAAATGACACAAGAAGCAATAATTAAAGCCCTCCAGAACGGCCCTCTGACCTCTCGTGAAGTGGTAGATGCCACAGGTATGTCCCAAGCTGCTGTGCTGTCTACAGCTAAGAAGCTACGCTACCAAGGCAAGCTGACCACAGAGCAAGTCAAGGTCGGTCGGTATTGGGTAGCCAAGTTCACTCTAGACGATAGTCTTATACAAGACTCTCCAAAGTATGAAGATAGATGTTTACTCAATCCTTTTGACATTCGCAATGCCAAAGGTATCTTTACTAAGGCTGAGTACGCTGTGATGAACTCACAGGCCAAGAGATTGCTTGGTAGATCAGAAAAAAAAGAAATTACCAACAATCAATTTATTTGATACAATGTTTTGAAACACGGCTAGGTGCGAAGTCATGAGCGCACCGAAAAGAGTTACCTCCCTCTCCTGCCGCAGTTTCTTTTAAGGGAGATTTAAAAGGCGAGTGTTATGCACTACTACCAACATCATATTGGTGATTTCATTAAGGACACTTCATTTTTAACTAATGAAGAAATTGGGATTTATCTCAAGTTAATTTGGCTTTACTACGACTCTGAAAAGCCATTGCCAAACAATTTATTTGAACTTGGAATGAAGACAGGGACTAGGGACAACCAAGTTGTTCTTGAGGGTCTTTTAGAGATGTTCTTTATTCTTGATGAGCAGAATAAATGTTGGAATCACAGTAGATGTGACAAAGAACTTGAACACTACAAACAGCAATTAACAACTGCTTCTAAGGCTGGAAAAGCATCAGCACTTAAACGAGCGATGAACAAGAATCCAACGAGCGTTGAACAAGCGTTAAACGAACGTTCAACAGAGGTTCAACCAACCAATAACCATAAACCAATAACCAATAACCAAGAGAAGAAGGCACTCGGCAAACGCCTCGCTTCTGATTTTAGTTTTCCAAAAGAATGGGAAGACTTCTGTCAACAGACAAGACCAGAACTTAGCCCTGTAAAAACCTTTGACCAGTTCAAGGACTACTGGATAGCCCAAGCAGGTCAAAAAGGTGTGAAGCTGGATTGGTTTGCTACTTGGCGTAATTGGGTGAGAAACACAAATGCACCGAAAGCTAATCCTGCCGACAACATCAGGCTCACAGTTCCTGCGTCAAATGAGCCTGAACCTGCTTTACTAAAGATTGAAGCTGACAGAAAAAAAGCAGTTCCTATTCCGTTAGAAGTGTTAGCAAAAATGGCAGAGTTGAGGAGAAAAGCATGACACATACATTTCCATACAATTGGACTTTAGCAGATGCTAATTTTACAAAAGACAAAGGTAAGGTGTTTTCATGCTTTGCTTGCGGTGGTGGTTCAACAATGGGCTACAAGTTGGCTGGGTTTGATGTTCTTGGATGTAATGAAATTGACCCTAAAATGATTGAAGCCTACAAGACAAACCACAAGCCTAAATATGCTTTTCTTGAGTCTATTCAGGAATTTAAGTTGCGTGATGATATACCTGAAGAACTTTACAACTTAGACATTCTTGATGGCTCTCCTCCATGCTCTAGTTTTTCAATGGCAGGAAATAGAGAAGACGATTGGGGCAAAAAAAAGAAATTTAGAGAAGGCCAAGCAGAACAAGTTTTAGATACATTATTTTTTGACTTTGTAGATTTAGCTAGAAAACTTCAACCCAAAGTAGTTATTGCCGAAAATGTTAAAGGCTTGTTAATAGGTGAGGCTAGGTCTTATGTATCTAAAATTTATGAAGCGTTTGATGCTGCAGGTTATATTGTTCAGCATTGGTTGTTAGACAGTTCAACTATGGGTGTTCCACAAAGACGAGAAAGAGTTTTTTTTGTAGCTATGAGGAAAGATTTAACAGACCCATTTTTAGAATCAATTGATATGTTTACAGTTGCGCCTAAATTGCAACTTAAATTTAATGAACCAAAAATAAAATTTAATAATTTTTATCAACCTAACATTGATGATAGGCCATTAGGCAAAGGAAAAATATTTGACTATTGGAATTTAAAACAAGAGGGAGATAAATCTTTTTCTGATGCTTTGATTAGAGAGTATGGTAGAAATTCTTGTTTTAATCTTTGTTATTTACACTTGGATGATGTATCTCCAACGTACACAGCAAATGGAGATTGTTTATATTTGTTCAACGAATACAGAAAGCCAAATAAATTTGAAAGTTCTTGCATTGGAAGTTATCCACAAGACTACAACTTTTGCAAAAGTCAATATCACTATTTAATTGGCATGAGTGTTCCACCAGTGATGACTGCTCAGGTTGCAAAACAAGTTTACGAACAATGGCTTTCAAAGATAAACATATGAACCACTTTGAATGGCCTACAAATGAACGCAGAAGAATTAGAACACTTCAAAAACTGCGAAGCCCAAGATTGGCTCAGACGCTACCAAGCCAAGAAGTCGATGATTGGCTCAAGCAAAGCGTTGCTCTGGTGGCAGGGAGTGTGCGTGGACTTGGAACGAATCAGAGGCGAGTCCGCTACTTTGGATTTGAGAAACCGCATGACGAGGTTACGAAATGAGACGAGCAGCAAGAGTTGATGCTAACCAAGAACAGATAGTCTCTGCATTGCGAGGTGCAGGGGCATACGTCTGGATTATTGGCTTACCTGTTGACCTTTTGGTTGGCTACAAAGGTCACACCTTTCTTGTAGAGATCAAGGATGGCTCTAAAAAGCGTTTAACTAAGCTACAAGCCGACTTTTTTGAGAATTGGTCTGGAAGTACCTTGTGTAGGGTTGACAACCCAGAAGCGGCTCTACGAATGATCGGGGTGGTTAAATGAGAATAGTTTGTTGGTTTTCCTGTGGTGCTGCTAGTGCGGTAGCTACAAAGTTGGCAATTGCTGAGAACGCTGGCAAGTTACCTTTAATCATTGCTTACACAGAAGTTAAAGAAGAACATCCTGATAACAAGCGATTCCTCAAAGAATGTGAGAAGTGGTTTGGTCAAGAGATACAGATTCTGGGAAATGACTTCTACGACAGGTCAATCTATCGGGTATTTGAGAAGAACTACATTCGCACACCCAAGGGCGCACCTTGTACCAGAGCCTTGAAAAAGCAGATCAGAGAGCGTTTTGAGGAAGCTACTGACAGACAAGTTTTTGGTTATACGGCTGAAGAACAAGCTCGACTAGACCGATTTATTGATGCCAACAACGATGTAAACATTTGGACACCATTGATTGACAAAGGTTTGAGCAAAGAGGATTGTTTGGGGATGCTGAGAAACGCCAACATTGAACTGCCAGAGATGTACCGCCTTGGGTATCACAACAATAACTGTATTGGTTGCGTCAAGGGTGGGATGGGTTACTGGAACAAGATCAAGGTTGATTTTCCAGAACACTTTGACAGAATGGCTAAGTTGGAGCGATTTAAGAAGCAAACAATCTTTAAAGACCGTTATCTAGATGAGTTAAAGCCTACGGATGGAAACTATCCTGAAGAACAACATATTGAATGTTCTATCTTTTGCCAACTTGCAGAGGAAGAATACAAGTGATTATCCAACTGACAAGCACAGAACAGGCGAAAACCAGTATTCGTCTTCATTGGGACAAGATAACCAAGGCTTTGGACTCTGGCAAACATCTAACGATGGAAATCAAGCTGGTCAGCAAAACCAGAGAACAAGAGGAAAAGTATCACGCCATGATTGGCGACATTGCCAAACAAGCACAGCACATGGGTGCTAAGTGGTCAGCAGAGGATTGGAAAAGGTTGCTGGTTGACCAATACTTGCGTGAAACAGAAAACCTACAAGGGAAGATCATTCCTAACCTAGATGGCTCTGGAATAGTCCAATTAGGCTACCAAACCCGTAAGTTCACCAAAGAGCAAGCAAGCGAATTTGTAGAGTGGCTTTACTTTTGGGCAGCAAATAATGGAATAAATCTGTGATTAGGGTAAGTCCCTAGAATAAACATCTTGTTTAGTTTGCTATACTCACGTCAGCCCAAGCAATTCGCAAGGGTACTTTTAAGGATTAAGAATGAA